CAGGTTCTTACGTATGATCCGAAGAAGTACGCAGAGCTTTCTCAAAAGCTGAACAGAAAGGCAAACAAACTTTCTGAGTTGATTGATGAAGTAAACATCCTGACGTACATCGACTTTCCGAGATACCACATCTACATGGATTAAACCAGAGGATTCCTCTGGCCCGGAGGTCGTTAATTCCGCTAATGGTTTCCGGGCTGGAGGAATCCAGCAGGGGATAAGTATTGTGAGCGCCCCGTTCGTCTCGGGTATAGACGACCTTCGCTGTAGGTTATCAGCGGCATTCACAAAACTATGTTTATTACATAGGCGTCGAACGGATAACGGTTGACGAGTGACGAGGTAACGTGTTACAGGTTACGGACGCTTATTAGATAATTATGTTTTTGGTTTAATTAATGCTCCGTCTTATCCCCTTCATTATGGAGGGATACCCAAGCGGCTGAAGGGGGCGGCCTTGAAAACCGCAAGGAGGCTTGAATGTCTCGCGGGGGTTCGAATCCCCCTCCCTCCACCATAATCAAAAAATAATCCCGAGGGTGGGCTATTCCTTAACAAGCAACTGTGCGATTATGCTTCATGTTAAAAGGGTTGGAAATCGCAACTTCATTCACGAGAGTACAATCAGCCGGAGCCTATAGCACAGTTGAGTCGCGACCTTGTTGAGTGCTGGTCAGTTGGCAACTGGAATAGCAGGGAAGCCTTAGCCAAGGCAAGGGTTCGGCGACAAATTAAATCCAGAGCGCCGAATGTGTAGGGATGACATACATCTGGACATAGCTCAGTTTGGCAGAGCGCTCGCTTTGGGAGCGAGGGGTCGTCGGTTCGAGTCCGGCTGTCCAGACCATTCAAACTATTTGAAAGCAAAAACGAAAGGAGACGTGATTTAATGTCCAGTCATGTGCTCTCACTGTTTCGACGCAAAAAGAAAAAAGTTAATTTGTCAAATGAAGAAAAAGTTTCTCTCTTGAGCGAAAAGGCTGTTGGATTGTTTGAGCATATGCGCAAAGCATATACCGAGCTTGGTCAGATTAATGAAGAATTGCTTCAAGTTATCGACGATGAAAAAGCTTTGATTGAACAAGAGCACGAACGCCATCAACGTGTAATGGAAAAGCTTCAAAGAAATATCAGTAAAGCCCACGAGGAAATTCAAATGAATACGGCTGTACAAAATGAACTGTCGAGGTTTATTCGATGAGCGAATCACAGTCAATAATGCTGACAAGCGGCGTTTTGATTGTGCGAAAAATTAATCGTAAAACAACAGCTAAAATGTTCAGGAACCTTAAAATTGGCGATAGAATTGAATTGTCAACTTCTGTGTCAAGAGTAGGTTCATATGCCAATGGCAGAGCACGTCCTGCATACATCACAGCAATAAATCTTGCAACAAACGAAATCAACACAAGTACATTCAATCAATTGTCCAATATTCTTAATGCATTTGAATTTGAAGTAGAGTAAAAGGAGCGAACAGATGATGCAAATGTACACTCGAATTGACAGCGAACGTGATGGATATCCTGCATTCGAGTGCGATCAAGAAGCGCTTTGAAGTCTTTGCAAATGAGCCTTTGTTTACGACGAACGCAGAAGGGTTGTTTGATGCTTTTCTCGCCGGACTCCCCGAGTATGCGCGTCAACATTACAATTGCAATTGTTACAAAAACTTCGTGACGCGCTATGGTGGACTGGTGCATAGGTCGTGGATTCTTCGTTGAAACGCTGAAGTCCGAACTGCGAGAAATTCGTAAGACGCTTGAAGCATATACCGCGTCCACTCCGATTGAAGGTGTCGATGAGGCGTCAGCCTGCGGCGTAGGGTACTCGAAGGACAACGATTGGAACCTGACTGTAAAAGTTAAGACAAACGGTACGACCCGACTTATCAAAATTGATCGGTTCGACTGATGGAGGGTGAAAGTTTGAATACTATTGTTATCAACGGGAAAGGGATTATTGTTGCAGGCAAAAGTATCTCCGTTTCTGGAGATAAAGTTTATGTTGACGGAAAGCTTGTCGAAACAGGGCCGATTGAAGATGTAACAATCTCATTTGAAGGCAATCTAATAGCTTCCATCAAGACAAATGGCAACGTAACTGTCTATGGAAATGTATTAGGAGATGTTGATGCCGGAGGAAATGTAAATTGTGGTGATGTTCATGGTTTTGTTGATGCTGGTGGATCAGTAAGTTGTCACAATGTTGGCGGGGATATTGATGCTGGCGGAAGCGTTCATTTAAAATAACAAATCTACATTCCCCTGTGGGATTTCCACAGGGGAAACATGTAATAGCAAAATTATCTTTGTATAAAGATAATCTCAAATAAGAGTTTCAAAGAGTTGAGGTGTAAAGGTGGAACAGAACGTTGTAGTGTTGACAATTGAAGAATGGGAAAAAGTTAAGATGTGGTTGAGAGAAAAACAGAGCTATCATCATTCTATGGCTGATAAACTTAGTTGTCTCGATTTAAATGATCAAGATATTGTAAAACATCGTAATACAGCTAATCAAATTCAAGAATTTCTCATGCTAAGGAGATGATTAAATATGCAAAAAAAATTTCTTTATCCTATGAATGTGGTCGCTAAAGACGTAATTTCTGGTTTCGAGGGTGTAATTATTGCTAGAAGCGCACACCTGTTCGGTTGTGCCCAATATGGACTAGCGCCGAGAGAGCTTGCAAGCGATGGCTCGACGAAAAATACAGAGTATTTTGATGAAGCTCGCATTGAGATTATCGACGATTCTAATGCTGTTTACGGTAATGACAATTATGAAAATATTTTTGCGATTAGTTTAGGTTCAGAGGTTCAGGATAAGGTGACTAACTTTACTGGCAAAGCGGTGGTCGCAATTGAATACCTCCATAATTGCAATCAATATTATATCCAACCTTCAGTTGATAAGGAAGGAAAGCCTAGAGATGGAATTTGGTGTGACGAAGGAAGGCTGGTTGTCGTTGGGAAGGGCGTGTCGCCTGAAGAAGTCTCTGTATCAAAGCGTGGATCGGTCTTTTCACGAGATTTGCCGAGGCGGTGAGGCTGAAGCATTACATGCCATCTAAATAAAACGAATCTTCAATTTAGAATTGAAGGTAATGTGTGGATAGCGAAGAAAAAGTTGCAAGACTTGAATGTTTGATTGATCCTAATGATTTTCTGAAAGTTTCTAAATATGACGAAGGAACTTTGGACATTGCTATCTTCACTCGTGGGGAAGAGACCAGTTTTGTAGAGTTGAGCGAAGAAAATGCTAGGAAATTGAAGGATTTTCTAAACAAGCATTATCCGCAAACTCTCAATAAAACATGCATTTTATTTAGGATGAAAGAATGAAAAACATGGACTGCGGAAGTTATGTAGAGAAAGAGGTAGATCGTTTCAATGGATAAGAAGGCAGAAAAAGAGATTACAGCGAAGCTGATCGAATTAAATGAATTGCTTCTCGATCAACTCCCCGACAACCCAAAGAATAAAATAGCAATCAATAATATCAACCAGATAGTTGCATATCTGATTGCTACCAATCGTTGAGGTGATTTTATGACAAGAACGAGAAAAGATGCGATGGTTGCATGTTTCCATGACGCAATCAATAAAAACTCTCAATTTGTGGCTATCCTCATTCGGATGGAGGGCTATCCGAGAGATGAAGTTATCATTAATCACATTGAGAATGCGAAAGCAAAGTTGGGGTACTATTTGACGGTGTACGACGAAGATTTGAGGATGCATAGAAATCAGAGTATCCAAATTGTTGGGTTTACACACGCCAACAGCTTTGATGAAATTCAAGCTGATCTAATTGACTGACAGGAGGATAACAATGACATTGATTGTGAAAATTGCGAATTTCATTTTGAGAGCATATGTGTTCATGAAGATTTGGAACTGGTTTCCGGCAACGCTCTTTGGCGTTGCTTCGCTTAATCTTGCAGGGTCTATAGGTTTGTTGATGCTTCTTCTCTTCGCAAAACAAATGGATTTTCCAACTAAGTATGAAGTACAAGAAAAACATAAGCATATGGATGAAAGTGAACGTGTTTCATGGAAATTCTATCCCACTATCGCCTACTTACTCATTCTTTTGATCGGCTGGATTGCAAAGCTATGCATGTAATGCCAAAGAAAGGGGGTTGATATAATGAATAAATCAGATTTATTTATTATTGACAGATTAAATTCTGCAAAAAATGAAGTAAAAAATTTTTTTCCTGAAGATTTACAGGAGGAATTTGAACGAGAAGCTTATATTGCTGGAGGGTGTATCTACAGTATTTACAATGAACAAGAGCCAAAAGATTACGATTTCTTTTTAAGAAGTTCAGAATTTGCAAATAGACTGAAAGACTATTTCCTCAGCTTATATCCACATCCGACTCATGACCTTCGCGCAGAAATTGATGAAGGCAAACTGAAGACCTTTTATCACAAAGGTTTCAGGATTGTTGTAACAAGAAATGCAATCTCAATTGGAAAATATCAAATCATCACCAAATTTACTGGCAAGCCTGAAGATATTGTAAGAGAATTTGATTTTAAACACAATATGTTTTGGTTTGAGAAAGGAGAAATTAAAACCCTAAGCAAATGGGATTATTTGAATACCAATCAACTTTACTTTAACGACGGTAGACCAAGAGACATTTCCGGCACACTTATCAGAGTTCATAAGTTCGTCGAACGCGGCATGAAGATTACAAATACTGAGATGGCAAAAATTCTTCGCAAGCTTCGTGAGGTAGGTTTCACAGAACGAGAGAACGAGATCATCGACAATGAAGCCTCGTACTGATGAATGTTGAAGGGAGCTTTTGTATGTTGTTTTTTGTCGATTGGGCTGGACAAGAAGAAAGAATGCGCATCCATAAATTTAACCTGTTGGGCGGAGAGCATAAGATTCAATATTACAAAGGGAAAGAATTAAAAGAATTTATCGATGTGTTGCTTTTGACCATTATGAAAGAGCGTCCAGATCAAATTATTTTTGATAGAACTGGATGCGGACAACCTTTGTTTGATAGCTTTGTGTCATGTGTCAATAGTAGGAAGAGTGTAAAAATGTTGAGTAATGGAATGCTTTATTATGAAACGGAATAGGAGTTAGAGAGAATGGAAAAAGCAAAATACAAAGTAGGAGAAAGAGTAATAGTTCGAGGAGATTTAATTGGGGACAATCGTTACGGCGGTGTATTTTTTATCCGAGATATGGAAAAATATCGCGGGAGATATGTGCGAATCAAGGAAGTTAATACAAGCGAGAAATATGGATATTTGTATAAAATTCATGAAGATAGAGGCCGCTGGTGCTGGCATGAGGATATGTTTGAAGAAAAACAGAAAATGAGATATTTAAACATTGATATGATTGCACAAATGCAGATTCAAGTCGAAAAAGTGTTGTACAACGATCCCGTAACGGTTTTGTTTTATCGTTTTGGACACTATGACAAAGACAGTGGTAAAATTATCTTTGGAAAGCAGCAGAAAGTTGTTGCTAAGTGTAATAAGGCTGCCGGAGACGTATTTGATGAAAGAGAAGGTTTAAAAGTTGCAATTCTTAAAGCATTTCGCAAAGAGATTGACAAACAGTTGCGTAAATGCTGAAGTTGACGGGGATGTGGTCAATTGACTGTGTCCCCAATTTAATTAAGGGGTGATAAAATGATTAAGTACTTCGTAGAAGAAGGAAGCGGCAGCTACAATCTATTTCTGGAAGATCAGGAGGAAGGTGTCAAGAAGAGACTTATTGCTGTTATCTTTGATCAGACTCATGCAAAAATAATAACCCGACAGATGAATGAGTATGTTAATGAGAGGAGCTATTAAAAGCCAACGAAAGTATTGACGGGTAAGAGTTTATTATTTATAATTGTTGTATGAAATAAAAATTTGGAGTGATTGGAATTGCGTCAATTGGTGCTTATGCGCGGAGCAATGGGTGCTGGAAAATCGACTTGGATTGAAAGGAATAATCTGAAGCAATACACCCTGAGCGCAGATGATATTCGCCTTCTGTTTCAAACGCCTGTCATGACCGAAGACGGAAAAATGGCGATCAACGGGAAGAATGACAATCGCGTTTGGGATTTGTTATTTGAACTTCTGGAAGAGCGTATGAAGCGCGGTGAGTTTACAATCATCGACGCTACTCACGCGAAGCAGGAAGCGATCTCTCGATATAAGGACTTGTGCCAGAAATATCGGTATCGTTGTGCAATTGTTGATTTTTCCGATGTGCCGCTGAAAAGGCTTCTGGAGCAAAACCGGATGCGTGACGAGCACAAGCATGTCCCGGAGCATGTCATTATGAACGCACATGAACGGATGCAAACTGAGCATGTTCCGAAGTGGGTGACGGTACTCAAACCCGATGAATTTGAGTCTGCTATGAAATATGCTCCAAAAGATTTCAATGAATACAAACGCATTCATCACATCGGGGATGTTCATGGATGCTACACGGCATTGAATAATTATTTTGTTGAAACGGGACACGAATTACTTCATGACCCTATTGATGATTTGATGTATCCGGTGCTGAATGAAGATGAATATTACATCTTTGTTGGCGATCTTCTTGATCGTGGAATTGAAAACAAAAAGACGATTCAATGGTTCTTGAAGATTTGCCATTATAAAAATGTTGCAATTGTCGAAGGGAATCATGAAATTCACCTCTGGAAATGGGCGCAAGATGAAGAAGGATATAGCAATGAGTTTAATGAACATACCAAACCGCAACTTGAAGAAGGCTTGGATGAAAAAGGAATACAAATGCTAAAGAAAGATGTAAGGCAACTTTATAGGAAACTTTGTCAAATGGTATATTACACCGCGTATGGCAAAGTAGTTTTGGTGACACATGGTGGAATTGCAAAGCTGCCTGACAATTTGATGTATATGGCAACAGAACAATTTATTAAAGGTGTAGGCGATTACGGGATTGATATTGATAACGCTTGGGATAAGAATTTGCCTCTTCCTCAAGTGATAAATGTCCGTGGTGGTCATGGCAATTCTGTTCGTCTAAGTTATCAGTTAAAGGAAAGACCTACCTATCAAATTCATGGTCACAGAAATATATTCCGTTTACCAATTCAAGCCGGAGAGTATAGCTTTAACCTTGAGGGACAAGTCGAATTTGGCGGCCATCTTCGTGCGGTCATTTTGTCTGGTGACGGGTTTTCGACGATTCAAATTAAGAATGATGTTTATCGCGTTCGTAAAGGGCAAACACCCTCAACGATCAACGAAGATGAATTGACCATCGATCAATTTATTGAATACTTGTCTAATCACAAGGAGATTAATGAGAAACATCTTGGTGATAACATCTACTCGTATAATTTTACGAGAAATGCATTCGCAGAGAAAATTTGGGACGATATTAACATCAAGGCGAGAGGCTTGTTCATCAATAAGAATACGAAAGAGATCGTGAGTCGCTCCTATAATAAGTTCTTCAATGTGAATGAACGTAGCTTCACGAAGCTGAATGTTTTGGCAGATAATCTAGTGTTCCCTGTTCAAGTGTTTGACAAGCCAAACGGATATCTCGGAACGGTGGGATATGACTCTGAGAGCGACAGATTGATCTTCACGTCGAAGTCAGAGACGCGAAGTGAGCATGCTGAATGGTTGAAAGAACTTTTCTATAAGCAACTCAGCGAAAAGGAAATTGAATCTATTAAAAATTATGTAAAATTAAACAATGTTGCGCTCGTATTTGAGGTTATTCGTCCTGTTGATGATCCTCATATTATTGAGTATCCAGCAGATAAACTTGTGCTTCTCGATATCGTCAAACGTGAAATTAAATATTCAAAGCTTGATTATGATGAAGTGCGCAGTTTCGCGTTTTCTTATAAGTTAGAAGTTAAAGAGCTTAAGCACGTTTTTGACAATTGGACTGATTTCTACAAGTGGTATCGAGATGTAATTGAAGACTTTTCCATCGAAGCAGAAGGGTTTGTAATTGAAGATGCAAGTGGATTCATGTTCAAAATAAAACTTCCGTACTACAACTTCTGGAAACAAATGCGTGGCCTGAAAGATAAGATTGTTCGTCGTCAAGCTCATACAGTAAAAGGTAGTAGCCTGTACACGCCGTTGCATAACAGGGTATTCAAATGGATGAAGGAGCAAGACCCACAATGGCTGAAAGAGTCGAGCATTGTAGTTGTACGGAAACAATTCTATAATGACAAAAATGCCAAATAAAGAACATGTGAAATATGGTTGTTCAGAAGAACAACCATATTATCAGGATAATTAGCAGAGTAGACATCTTGAAGCGAATTTCTTTGTCTTTATTTTTTATTAGGATTTCCATGTTTTCACCCCTTTCTGTCCTAGAGTAAATGGTATCCACCTCCTTTCTGTCTTCATGATAAGAAGGTTCGTCTCTTTTGTAACAACAGGCTCGTAAAGCGATTTTGGGCTTCGATTTCAGTATAGTGCGTCTTTCAAAACATCTAACAAGTCAAATGAATTGTTGCCCAACCTAACATGATATGTGACGTGAGAAGATCGCGTCATAGCACTTTAAGTTAGGGGGAAGATGTTTATGATTTTCGCACTTATTGGTCAATCATCATCTGGCAAGTCTACCATTGAAAGTATGCTCGTCGATTTAGGGTATTCAAAAATCGTTTCCTATACAACACGCCCCATGCGCAAGGGAGAGAAAGATGGGGTCGATTATCACTTTGTTGATCACCCCACCTTCGAAGCATTGGCTCAAAAAGGATTCTTTACGGAAACAGCACAATATCGAGATTGGCATTACGGTCTTTCGCTAAACGGAATTGATTATAAGAACAAGGATTATATCGTTGTTGTCACAATTAGCGGCTACATGGAATTGCGCAAAGCTGTAGGAAAGGAAAATATTGTCGCTATCCACATTAAGGTAGACGAACGCGAACGCATCATTCGTCAGTTGAAGCGTGGAGACGATGTAGATGAGGTTATTCGGCGAATCTATGCTGATCGAAAAGATTTTTCGGGAGTAGAAGATATTTGCGATTTCACAGTTTTGAATGAGAAGATCGAAAAAACTGTAGAAGATGTTAAGGCTCTTATATGGGGCATTAAAATTACTAAACATATTGTTGAGGATATTTCAAAAAGAAAACGAAGCATTTAACGAAAGAGTGTGGTTTAAAATGCCAAGTTACGTGAAATGCAGATTTTGCGAAGAACACATTCCTATGAGCATGAAGGACACCTTGGTTAAAGAAACCAAGGTGTCTGAATCTGGCAGGCGATCAAACTGGTATTATCACCAAGAATGTTATCCGAAGGAACTAGATAAACGAGAATTTCTTCGGCGTGAACGAGAAGCGAAGGATAGGTTGAATGAAACAGTCAAAAAGATTTACAATTTGAAGTTTGATCTTCCGGCGCGTTGGTGGGAGATCATCTCCGATCTTAGAGAAGGGACAAATCGTTATCAAAAGTTCTGGAAAAAACGTTATAAAGCAGGGGTTCCATTTGATGTTATTCGTGAGGCATATCTTCTTAGTGTACAAGATATCGAATGGGCAAGAATGAGTAAGCAATTTAAAACCATCGAGCAGGAGCTTCGATATGGACTGGCAATTGTTCAAAGCAAAATTAATGATGCTTACAAAAAGATGAAGGCACGAGAACAACAGGAGAAGATCAATCAAGCAAATGAAAAGATGATCGCTGAATTGCAAGATGATGTGGAGGTGGAGTTCAAGAAGACAAAAAGAAGCGATGATTACAGACATTTACTCGGCGATGACTAAAGGAGTGGTCACATGGGTTCAAAGTCAAAAGAGGTTTCAAAGCTAAAAGACCTTGCCAATGAAATATATAACAAAGAAGCTATGTTGGTTGGAATTTTGTGGAGCCAACCAGACCTGTTTAATATTTACACGGCAGATAAGCTCAACGTGAAAACAATGGCAAATCCGATTTGGGCTTTTTATCTCGGGTTAGGGAGAGAGCTTCACAAAAGGAATTTTGAAGTTTTTGACGATTTTGCTGTTGCAACAGTTGTAACTGAATTAGGGCTTACTGATAAATACGAAAAGTATGGTGGGTACACTCTAATTGAAGAATTAATGCAGGAAAACAAAGGAAAGGAGGATAACATTGAAAGTTATTTTGAGGATGTAAAGAAATATGCGTTAATTCGTGAATACTATAAACTGTTTGGGGACAAAGTCCTCGAAATCAATGACAAATATAATTATAGAGAACTTAATCGCAATGAAATTTCAATTTATTGGGGCGACAAGCTTAATGAAATTGACATCAAACATAACGACACCAATATTGAAGCATATAACTTAGTTAGTGGTCTTGACGAGTTTATTGATTTGCTTAACTTGAATCCAGATTTGGGCATGCCTTTCTATAAGGCAAAAAAGATGACAGATATCATAAATGGTTGGGCCTATGGCACACTTTCAATTTTAGGTGCATTCTCTGGCAACGGCAAATCGAGCTTCGTTATGGAAAAGATAGTTATGTCCTGCATCCTTGAAAAAGAACGGTTGGCGATAATTGCTAACGAAATGGATTTAGCTCAATATAAAAAGATGCTTTTGATTACCGTAATGGGAACGGAAATGTATGAGATTTATAAAAATTATTTTGGAGACAAAGTTCGCTTTAATCGTAAGGCGATCAATAGAGGAAACTTTACAGCAGAAGAAAAACAAAAGCTCAAGCTTGCTGTTGAATGGATTAAGGAAAAAATTGACGGCGACGACTCTCTCATTAAGTTAATTCCACTTGAAGACTACACAATGGATAATGTTGAAAAAGTTATCAGGAAGTTTGCTAGGAGAGGGTATCATCGTTGGATTATTGATACAGCCAAGCCATCTGAAGGCGGAGGAAACAAAGATAGGTGGCGAGTGTTTGTGGAAGATTTTGATCGACTGTATAAGCTCGCCCGAAAGAATGGCGGCGGCCTTAATCTTGCAATGTTTGCAACCGTACAACAGGCTGATAATTATGTAGGAAAGTACTGGCTTAACGAGCAATGTTTGGCCGATGGTAAAAAGATTAAAAACGTAGCAGACCTAGTATGGCATCTTCGTCCAGTCTATCCGCAGGAGCTTGAAGGCGGGACACACGAGTTAGAGGTTATCAATTGGTATCCTCTTAGTGAAGACCCGTTCAACCAAGACGAAAACCAAGAGTCTAATGATGATGTAGAGGTTGTCGATTTTAGTGGCGTAAAGATGATAAAGAAAAGAATTAGATTGAAACCCGGAAAAGTTTACTATTTGCTATTTACAAGTAAAAATCGTAGAGGAATGACTAACCTCACTGGCTTGGATGTGTTGGTGATCGAAGTTGATTTTAACGCAAATCGTTGGCGTGAAGTTGGTTGGGCGAAAAATGTTCGTCGGGACGATTTTGCCGCATAAGCAATATAAAAGCCAATTAAAGCGGTGATAGAATGGCTATCAAAGATTTGTCTGCAATTAAGGAGAGGATTTATGAAGAAAACAAAATCGAAGAGATTCTTGAAGCGCTTGAGTGTGAACATATAAAACTTATTGGGGGAAGGCGCTACGAATGCCAGTTGCCACCAAAATTCCATTCCAGCAATAGAAGGAGCGTTCAGGTTTATTTAACCGAAACGCTCCCTTCAAAAATTCGCAGTAAAGGGATATCTGGAGATATTTACACGCTTGTAGGTTATATTTTGTATGAGGCCACCGATGAAGAAGCATTAAAAGAAGTGCTCCATCAAGTAAAAGCGTGGATTTGCAATCTGTTCGGCTGGAGTGAATATTTGGAAAAAGGAGACGACTTCGAAGAATCCCCTCCCCAAAAAGACTATCTCGCATTTTTAAGGCCAATACAAAAAGAGAGGAAAAAGAGAAAAAGGTTACGAGCGCTAAGAGACAAAGAAAATGAAATTCTCGACAAAGAAAAAGTATTTAGTTGGTATAGGCAAATCGGGGCACATGTATCTTTTTTGGAAGATGGAATAAATGTTCGAACGCAAAAACTATTTGAGATCATGTATGACATTGAAACAGATCGCGTAGTTTTCCCGATTTATAACTCGCGTGGAGAATTGGTTTCTGTTAAAGGGCGTTACGTCGGCAACGACGAATGGACGATGGAGAATATTAAATATTTATATCTTTATAGCTTCGACAAAGGTATTGAGCTTTTCAATTTGCATCGCGCATTGCCACACATCAAAAAGAAAGGCGAAGTTATTGTATTTGAAGCTGAAAAGTCGTGTATGAAAGCACACCAATACGGATTTAAAAACACTGTAGCAATAGCAGGGAGTGAACTTAGTCCTGTTCAAGCGCATCTGCTTATTACCCTTGAAGCTAATATAATTTTCGCCTTTGACAACGATATGGATGAGGAACATGTCAAAAAACAGGCAAAGCAGATTCGAACACGAAAATGCTTTTGGATTCATGACACTCTTGGTCTTCTTGGAGATAAGGATGCACCTGTGGATAAAGGGAAAGACGTGTGGCTCCGACTATACGGAGAGTGCATAAAAACAATTTAGCGGAGGTAAGTTGTGAAAGAAGCTGTACGGAAGTTGTTCGTCTGTGTATTATTGATGTCGATGGCATCGTTCTCTGGCGAAATAGATGCCAAAGAAAATATGCAATTGGATAACGATCTGGAAAGTAACAAAGTATCCGAAGCATTAACCCCAATTCAATTTACCTACACGGTGTACCAAGTAAGACAAGAATCCCAAAGACAGCAAGTCGAAGAAGTTGCAGAAAAAACTCAAGAAGATTTATTACAAGATTATATAGAAGAGGATTTATACTGGCTCTCTCGTATCGTTTCCGCCGAAGCAAAAGGTGAATCTGAAGAAGGACAAATTGCTGTTGCGAATGTTGTTCTTAATCGAGTTAATCATGATGATTTCCCGGACACGATTAAGGACGTGATTTTTCAAAAAAATCAATTCTCGCCTGTAAAAGCAAAAACTATTTATGATGAACCAACACCAGAAGCAGTCGAAGCAGCAAAAAAAGCATTAAGTGGAGAGAAAGTTGTAGACGAGGGCGTATTGTTTTTTTATAATCCTAAAATTGCTCCTAAAAATAGCTGGCTAAGAACAAGGAAAGAGGCTATAACAATTGGAAACCACAGATTTACATATTAGTTGAGGTGATGACAATTGGCAAGAAGAAAAAAGATTGAAGTTGATTTTGAAAAAGTTGTAGATGCATTTATAGGTCGTAATTTTAAGGATGGTAAACCAATGGTGACTCAACCACGCTTCGGTCACACATATCGGGTTTCAGGTGAAGATTATGTTTTTACAGAAGAAATTTTGCAAGCTATGCTTGCAACAGGTCGCGTCAAAGTGATAAGCCAAACTGACAAATTCGTAAATCTAATAGGCGTTGTTGATTAAGGAGTTGAGCATATTGGCAAAGTGGATAAAACGAAATTCAATTAAAGTCAGTGACGATATGTTGCTGATTGAAAAGTTGGCGAAAGTCAGAGGTATTAAAAATCTCGATGAATGGATGAATCCTCCTTCGTCTTATATGAACAGTCCATATTCACTTGAAAATATTGATGAAGCAGTACGAATTATCATTGAGCATATTTACAAGCAATCAAAGATCGTCGTTGTAGCAGACATCGATACAGATGGTGTTTGCTCGACGGGAATTATGTTTAGATTTTTAAAAAGATTGACGCCCAATGTCAGCATTATCCATGCACAACGGAGCAAGGGGCACGGACTTGAAACTGTTATTGATTTGATTGCAGATGATGTCGACCTTGTTGTTGTTGTCGACTCATCTTCTAATTCTGTGGACGCCTGCAAAGAACTCAGCGAAAAAGGTAAGCCAGTAGTTGTTATTGATCATCATAAAATTGAAAGAAATAACCCGTATGCTGTGATTGTAAACTGCCAGTTGGGTTCTTATCCAAATAAAAGTTTGTCAGGTAGTGCGATGTGCTACAAGGTGTGCCAAGTTATTGAGGATTATATGGGCTTGCAAGGTCTTGCGAATGAGTACATTGATTTAGCTGCCGTTGGTCTTGTTGCTGACATGATGGATGTCCGCAACATGGAAAATCGTTATTTAATCTATAATGGCATGAATAACATTAAAAACATCGGAATAAAAGAAATTTTGCGCCAGAGTAAAATTGATTATAAAGAAGGAATCAGATCAACAGATATTAGCTTTAAAATAGCACCAATTATTGGTGCATGTTCTCGTTTCGACAAAATCGAATTGGCTATCGAACTTGTTACGACTGAAGATGAGGAAAGAGTCAAAGAACTTGTAAAAGAAATGATTAAATTAAATGAGAGTAGAAAAGCCGAACAGAAAGAAGTTGTTGAAAGGGCTACTGAATGCATTGATAATTCGAATAATGTAATCATCTATATTGATGATGAAATTGAATCTGGCTTTAGAGGGTTGATCGCAACGGAACTTGCGGAACGATTCAGTAAGCCAGTGTTTGTTGTTTCGAAGGTTTATAACAAAGAGAAAAATACTTATGAATACAAGGGAAGCGGAAGGTCTATTGGTGTAATTCCTCTTCAATCTCTTTGTGCAGACTCGGGTCTTTTTATTGAAGCTCAAGGCCATGAAAGTGCTTTTGGAGTAAGCTTTTCAGTTGACAACCTAGATAAGATAATATCCTATTTCAATGACACTTTAGATAGTACAGAAGACCTCCAAAAAGTCATTGAGTACGATTTGGAATTATCGGCCAATAACATTGAAGAAATGGACATCATGCAAATCGAAAAATTTTCAAGAATTGTTGGTCAAGGCTTCCCTGAACCAAAGTTTCTTATTAAAGGGTTAGTTGCCGAAGAAAGTTACACAAAAAAGTTGGGTGATCATGTCAGAGCGGTTATGGGGAAAAGCAACGACACTGTCAAAATTAACTGTGAAGGAAATTTCGCTTTGATGAAGTTTAGAACCCATGAAAACTATGCAAAAGAAATTGAAGATCATTTTTATGATAAATCAAATTTCTGCACTGAACTCGACGTGGTTGGAAGTCTTAACCTTAATAAATTTTATAATCGAGGATTGAAACGTTGGGTGACAACCAAACAAATATTTATTGACGATTTTCGTATTGTGGAGTGATCAAAATGTTAATTGTTTATTACTCCAAAACTGGAAAAGTGAAAAATTTTGTAGACAAATTGGCTGAGAGAGGCTTTGTTTGTAAATGCATTTTAGAACATGATGTCGTCAATGAAGATTTTGTTTTAATTACTCCAACGTATGGATATGGCGATATTCCAAATGCTGTTGAAAACTTTCTTGAAAAGAACTCGTCTTATTTAAAAGCGGTTGCGTCAAGTGGCAACATGATTTGGGGTCTTCATTTGTTCGCAAGGAGTGGAGATAAAATTTCGCAAAAATACAACGTCCCACTTCTTCATAAGTTTCAGAATCATGGCTTTGATTCTGATGTAGACATTATTGCTGAAAGGGTGTTGAGGCTTGGCGAATTGGATTCGACTTAATAATGAGGTAAAAATCATTAAAAATGGAATGTATCAATTTGAAAAAGACAAAGAAGCTGTCCGTGACTACATGATCAACTTCGTCAATAGAAACACGGTTTTTTTTCATGATCTTCGCGAGAAGATCAACTACATGATTAAGAATGATTATTGGGACGCAAATTTGTTTGATATGTACTCTTACAAGCAGATCAAATCAATTTTCCAAAAGGCGTATAGCTTCAAGTTTCGTTTCCCATCCTTTATGAGTGCTTTTAAATTTTACAACAATTATGCACTTAAAACGAACGATCAAACTAAGTTTCTTGAAAGGTATGAAGATCGTGTCGCAGTCAGCGCCATGTACTTCGGGAAGCTTTACGCTAGATATGGCAATGATGCTATGTACCAAGAGGCGATGCGTCAGGTCGTTAATTTAATGGAGCAAAATTATCAGCCTGCAACGCCTACTTTTTTAAACGCTGGTGTGAGTCGCGGAGGAGATAAGGTTTCTTGCTTCCTAATCTCAATCCCCGACTCAACAGAGGGAATCAATTACGCGCTTAATGCATCTGCTCAATTGAGCCGTCGCGGAGGCGGAGTTGGAATTAATTTAACTCGCTTGAGAGCTATGGGAGAACCAATCAGAGGTACAGAAGGAGTTGCAGGCGGCGTAATTGGTGTTGCAAAAATGCTCGAAGAAACATTTACTTATTTTAATCAAAATGGTAAGCGTGATGGCTCGGGAGTTGCTTATCTTAACATTTTCCACGCTGATATCAACCGTTTCCTCGACACCAAAAAAGTCAATGCCGATGAAAAGATTAGATTAAAAACTCTTTCCATCGGTATTATTGCCCCAAACAAATTCTTCGAACTGGCGGAAGAAGGAAAACCATACTTCGTATTCTACCCCTATAACGTATATAAAGAATATGGAATTGAATTAAATGATATGGATATGAACGAGTGGTACGACAAATTAGTTAATAACCCTAACATTAAAAAAGATAGGCTTGATCCTCGACAAATGCTTAATAAAGTAGCTCAAATTCAACAGCAGTCAGGATATCCATATTGGATTTTTATTGATAATGCAAATGCAGTACATCCACTCAAAGATATTGGACGTATTGAAATGTCCAATCTTTGTACTGAAATTTTCCAATTGCAAAAGCCGAGCGATATTAAATTGAATATGTATGATGGAATGAGCGAATGGGGTCAGGACATTTCCTGCAATCTTGGATCGTTGAACATCGTTAATGTAATGGAAAATAAGAAGATCAAAGAAGCCGTTCATTTAGCAGTTAACGCACTAAACGTTGTTGTTGATGATACAAATATTGAAGCAGTACCGACTGTGGAAAATGGCAATAAAAAAGTTCGCTCCATTGGTTTGGGTGTAATGAATTTGCACGGCTTTTATGCCAAAAATGAAATTTTCTATGATAGCCGTGAAGCAAGAGATTTTGCGAATACATTTATGGCAACCGTTCGCTTTCATGCTATTGAACGCTCGATGGAGATCGCAAGAGACATGGGTATTGTGTTCTCCGATTTCGATAAATCCGAATATGCAAAAGGTGAGAATGGCAATGTGTTCCCACAGTACTTGAATCGAAGCTTTGAACCCAAAACCGAGAAAGTTAAAAAGTTGTTTGAAGGCATTCATATTCCTACGCCGGAAGATTGGAAACGTCTTATGGAAGATGTTCAGAAGTACGGAATGGCGAATGGTTATCTGCTTGCAATTGCTCCAACTGGCTCTATCTCCTATGTTCAAAATGCAACGGCATCTGTTGCTCCGATCACAGAGCAGATTGAAACCAGAACGTATGGCGATAGTGTAACGCATTATCCAATGCCGTACATGACGAATGAAAACATGTTCTTTTACCAAACGGCCTATGAGATCGATCCATATAAGTACATCGATCTCGTCGCAACGATTCAGCGCCATGTCGATCAGGGCATTTCGACTACCCTGTTCGTGGACTCTAATAAGACAACGGAGGATTTAGTAAAACTCTATATTTATGCTAACAAAAAAGGACTTAAAGGCCTCTATTATACGAGAACAAAGCTTCTTGGTGTAGATGAATGTGTGTCGTGTCAGGTTTGATGCGAGGGGCGCTTGCCCCTCCAATCTAATTCTTCAGGGGGAGATCGTTAAATGTCCAATACAATCAGAGCAGTAAATTGGAATAAACCAACCAGCGATTATGTTCTGACTTTTTGGGAGCAAAACCTTAAGCAATTCTGGATTGACACAGAGTTTGTTCCTTCAAAGGATGTTAAGGTGTGGAATAAACTCTCTGAGGCGGAGAAGGAAGCATATAAAAAAGCACTTGCAGGCCTTACGATGCTTGATACTGAGCAGGGTGGGGAAGGAATGCCGCTAATTCTGCTTCATGTGAATGACCTTCAGAAGAAGGCCGTTCTGTCGTTTATGAGCGCAATGGAAGAAATTCACGCGAAATCGTATTCTACAATCTTCACGACTCTTGCGGAGCAGTCAGAAATTGACGAGTTGTTCGATTGGGTTGAAGAAAATAAATACCTCCAATACAAAGGAAAGAGGATTTCTGAATATTATCGGAAACTCTTCAGCCCTAATGCTTCACGAAAAGATGTTTACATGGCTATGGTGGCTTCGGTATTTCTGGAGTCATTCTTATTCTACTCAGGTTTCTTCTATCCGCTGTATCTGGCAGGGCAAGGAAAAATGGTTGCCAGCGGCGAGATCATCAATTTGATCATTAGAGATGAAGCTATTCATGGTCTGTATGTCGGACTTTTAGCTCAAGAGATTTATCGTAACGAATTGACAGACGAAGAAAGAGCAAAAGTTGATGCAGAAGTGCATCAGCTTCTTGACGACCTAATGACGAATGAAGACCTGTACTCAGAAGAAATTTACGCCGACATTCAAATGGACAGTGAAGTAAAACGTTTCTTGCGATTCAATGCGAATAATGCATTGATGAATCTTGGTAGAGAGACATATTATGATGTCGAAGAAGTGAATCCCATCGTGCTCAATGGTCTGAGCACTCAGACAAAGACATTTGATTTCTTCAGCAACAAGGGTAATGGTTATCAGAAAGGTAAGGTTGCACCGATCACTGATGCAACTTTCGCCTTTGTAAATAAAAAGTTATCTGAAGTGGAGGATGATATTTGATGGCAAAAATTATTAAATTTGAGCAACCGAACTGTCCTCAATGTCGTATTGTTGATGGACTCATGAAGCATCTTAATCTTGTACAGGATGAAAAGATCGATATTGTATGTGATGAAGGCGCAATGGAATTGATTGAAAAGTATAACATCAAATCAACTCCAACGCTAATTTTGGTAGATAATGAAGGGAACCTGATTGACCGCGTATCTGGTGCAAATAAAGATGCAATCGTAGAGTTATTTGCAAAGCGAGGATAATATTGCATTCGAAGGGGAAGGCTTTAAGCCTTCCCCTTTATTTTTTTGCATTTTTATCCTATAATAAAAATACCCAAGAAAGGAGTGATATAGTGAACAAACGCAAAGCAATTATCTCAATTGTTGGCGTAGCAATTATTGTTGTGGGAATTTTTGCGTTAAATAAATATAACGAAGCTAAAGAAGAAAGAGAGCGCAAGAAAGAAATAGAGTATTTAGAAAAAGAAATCCAAAGGTTAAAAAGTATCGAAAAACAATTTGATGATTTGTTCGGTCCGATGGACTAATAGGGGGTAGGCGAATTAAGAGATAGCCGGGAAGAAGGTCATATAACAGCAAACTATCGTTAGACTAGGCTTGTGTTCTTTTGTGATACGTAGGACATGAGCCTAACAGATTCATTTTTATATTGACAAATGCCAAGGAAAGTACTATTATGATATTAATGATAATAAGGGGTAGTGATACATGATTCGAACAGAAGTATTTAGAGCGTTGGTTGGAAGCCACAATTATAATCTCGACGACGAGACACGGGTTTCCTTACAATGAAGTAGGAGGAGTATGGAAAGTAAACAGCATCTATGAAAAAACTATTGTATTGAAGCGTGGGCCAGTAGGCTTGGGTGTTAATGAGGACGAATTAAATAAACATTTCCGCAAAGTTAGCGGCCAAACAATTGATGAACATAGCATGCCGGAGGTTACATCGAAATCAATTTCAAAGTTTAAAACATTTTTTAAAAAGATGTTTGGCAACTAATAAAGATATTTTGAATGCCAAATAAAGAAGGGAGAATGTAAAATGCTAAAAGACATTCGTAAAAATCCGATACTGCTCACTGACTCGTACAACCTTAGTCATCAACGATTGAAGGTAAATACCGATTGGGAAGTATCCCACATGTATAATCGGGCAAAACCAATGATTTTCTTTGGTTTCTTGGAGAACATCAATTCGTTCCTTAGTACGAAAATTACCCACGATATGATCGATGAAGCCGAAGAAGGAGCAAGGCGGCAAGGGTTGATCTTCCCGCGAGAACTGTGGGAGAGAGTTGTTGATGAATGCAACGGTTACATTCCGATCCGCATTCAGACTGTTCCAGAAGGAACTTGGTGCCCGACTGGTACGCCATTCGCCCAAATTCGTAACACGGTTGAAGGATTTGGGGAAATGGTGACGTGGTTCGAAGCGATGTTTATGCACAGTTATTTCCCTTCGGCGTGTGCAACACAGGCGTTTCGCATGAGGAAGTATCTTGAGCAGAAAAAGCGCCAATACGGATATGGCGACAGCTTTATGCTTCGTCTGCACAGCTTCGGCTTCCGGGGGCACAAGAGTCTCGAAGATGCATATTGGGCGGGAAGTGCATGGAACCTTTTCCTTCATGGAACCGACGACTTCCATACTACGGTTCATACACCGAAGGAAGCGAACATTGTGAGCATTTCTGCACTGGCACACAAAGTTACCCAACAGTTTGACGATGAACTGGAAGGGTTCAAACATGCGATTAAGGCGACTGCTGACGTAGGCGAAAAAATTGTTGCTCTGGTCATCGACACTTACGATGCGTATCGCGTCATCAATGAATATTTGATTCCTCTGGCGAAATACGCTGAAGAACTTGGTGTCCACATCGTCATTCGTCCTGACAGCGGCGACACATGGGATCAGGTTGTAGCGGCATATCGAATAATTTCGCGCCACTACCTCCCGATCAAGAATGTATCTGCGATTATCGGCGAGAATATGGACTTTGAAAACGTAAAGAAAGCCGATGCTTACTTTGAGCAACATGGTGTGCCGCTGAATTTTGTCAGCTATGGTGTTGGCGGAGGATTTTACAATTACATCACACGCGAGACGCAAGGTTGGGCAATGAAGACAGCCTTCTCGAATGGAAAACCGCGCATGAAATTCTCTGAGAATCCGATCAAGCGCAGTATTCCGGGAATAGTTGGCCTTTACAGAAATGAATATGGCGACTTGGTTGTAGGGGCAGAAGAAGAAGTTGAACTGGAAAACAATCTTTATGAAACGATCTATTGGCACCATGATACATTTAAGGCTCCGGTTATGGTGCCATATTGCGACTTGCATTGGCTGGAAGTTCGTAGTCGCGCACTGTCGCAAAATACTGAGCAATCGACGATTTATTTGTCTCAAAAGATTCGCGACATGATCGGAGATTTCCAAAAACTTTACAGAGACAAATTTTGATCGGAGGGAAAGAACATGAAAAAACTTTTGAATGACTGGACGCTGTTTGAGAAGATTTGGCTGGCCGCTTTTGCGGCCAGCAACATCTATCTCTTTTTTGCTTGGGGAGATTCGCTTCTCGGACTGATCTCGTCACTTTCGGGAATGCTGTGCGTAGTGTTGGTCGCGAAAGGGAAGATTTCCAATTACTACTTTGGAGTTGTCCAAACGGCTACCTATGCCTACATTTCATACACATATGGTCTATACGGCGAAGCGATGCTGAATGTCCTGTTCTATCTCCCGATTCAATTTATTGGTATTTACATGTGGAATCGTAACAAGACTAACCAAGCTGTCCTTGGCGAAGATGTTCAAGTTAAACGACTGACGAGAAGAGGTTGGATCATCACTGTATCTGTGTCAGTTGTGGCTTCGGTCGTTTACGCTGAACTGCTAAGGGTGATCGGCGGACAACAAGTCAGACTCGATTCTGTAGCAGTCGTCCTCTCAATTATTGCGCAAATTCTTATGCTTAAACGCTATGCAGAACAATGGGTTCTGTGGATTGTGGTGAACCTCCTTTCGATTGCGCTTTGGGTCATTACTCTGGTCAACACTGGCGGAAATGACTGGACGATAATGGCGATGTGGAGTGCCTTCCTCGTCAACAGTGTCTATGGGTATGTGAACTGGCTTCGTATCGAAGGCAAGCAAAATAATTGACATGGAGGATCACATATGGGAGTCGTTACACATGATTTGGTTCTGATTGGATACAACATTGGATTCAAGTATTACGATGAAAGCGAGTGGGACAAAGATAATAATTTATATGATAAATATCGCCTGAACGGAGAGAGTGAGTCTGGCGATATGGTAATCATCATGGACGTTATGTCAGGCAATTACTTTATTGTCGGTAAATTGGTCAGCGTCAATTACGCAAACTGCGATGGGTTAGGTGTAGTTGTTTTAGATGCTGATAACGAAAAGTTTAAGGCTGATAAGCAAGAGGTAAAAGAATTTATCAAGCAAATTTACGGAATCGATGTCGAGCCGACATACATCGCAATGACTCACTACACATGATAAGCATGGAGGTTAAACAATGAGTAAAGTTGGAATGTACGGAGGAAAATTTCTCCCCTTTCCCCACATGGGACATGTTTATGCTATGACTGTGGCGTCCACTATGGTAGACGAGCTTCACGTCATTGTCTCGTATGATACGGAGTACGAAAAAAAGTTGTGTAAAAAAGGCGGGAAAGTGGATCATGTTGATTATAAATTGCGTGTGCGATGGTGGAAGCAATTGACCAAAGACATGCCGCATGTCAAAGTCCATGCGGTGCACGAAAAACAAACAGGTCAATTTTCTGACTGGGAGAGAGGGGCAGAAGGAATCAAGAACGCTATTGGAAAGCCGATTGATGTTGTATTTAGTTCCGAACTTTCCTACACACCTATCTTTGAAGAACTTTACCCCGGAGCAAATCATATCGTTATTGACTCGGAAAGGTCGGCATACAACATTTCGGGGACGAGAATCAGAGAAGAAGGCGTTATGAAGCATTGGGATATGATACCACGAGTTGTTCAGCCGTACTTCGCAAAAAAAGTGGTTGTTGTCGGCACGGAAAGCTGCGGAAAATCGACTCTCGTAAAGAATCTGGCCGCACTTTACAATACGTCATATGTTTCGGAGTATGGGCGGACATTCTATGAAAAATTTGGTAGTTGTGAAGATGTTACGATTGCTAATGACTATCCAGAGATCGCCTTTGAACATAAGTATCATGAAAAGGTTGAGCTTCAGAGGGCTAATAAAGTTCTGTTCATTGATACCGAGGCTGTTGTGACACAATATTATTCTAAACTTTACTTAAATTCGAGAGAACATTTGCCCATTCAGCCCATTCTCGATGAAATTATTAGGATGCAACAATATGATTTATGGCTTTTCTTGGAGCCTGACGTTAAATGGGTTGACGATGGAACAAGAACATTTGGGGAGCAGGTAATAAGAGAGAAAAACAATAAGTTTTTGAAATCTCTTCTGAGAGAGCATGATATTGAGTACGTGACAATCTCTGGCGACTATAGCCAGAGACTTGAGAAGGCCTTTTATCATGTAAATAAATTAATAAATTCTTGAGGTGAAACGATGAAAAAATATATCTATGATGAAGTTTCAAGAAATCGTTTATTTAATGGAATGATTTTCAACGTTGATGAAGTGAAGATTAAGGTTAACGAACACGAAAAGTATCACACGTATCACACTGTGGGTCTGCATCCAATTGAAAGTGTAACCGAAAAGTGCATTATTACACGACAGGTAGTTTCTAAGCGTCCATGCGCTGTTGCGTTAGTCAAACACATTGAAACAAACGAGTTCTTCATTTTGAAAGAGTTTCGTGTTGGCGCAATGAAAGAAGAGTGGGGATTTGTTGCAGGGATTATCGATGAGGGCGAGACAGCTTGGGATGCAATTATTCGAGAGGTTCAAGAAGAAATTGGCTATAAGCCTAAACTTGTTGAACAAATTGGGGAATCGTTCTCGTCATCTGGCTTCACAGATGAACATATCACATACTTTTATATCGAAGTTAGTGATACCATGAAAGCCGACAAAAGAACAGACAATGATGAATTTATTTCCGAAATGCTGGTTGGTTTGGACAACATCAAAAAAATGATTGCTTCAGGCGCCATTAAAAACAATCATGCAAAAGCATGTTATCTTCATTATTTGCTCAGTAAAGAAGGAACGCAGTGAAATGAAATATGTATTTTCCATTCTCGGAATTGTCGTTGGCGTAATTCTTGCGGCATATGCTGGTATTTGGTTGTGTTTTATTGGTGGCATTATAGACATCACCAAAGATGGCGTAAATGATATTAGTATTGTTGGCATTGCATGGGGCGTCATCAAAATTCTAATTGCGTATCCTGTTGGATATTTAACATTCTCGATCTTTACCTTCTTATATTATGCTGGCTACAACATTACAATTCATAGAAGAGAGATCAATGCTAGAAAAAGGCGATAAGGTAGATGTTTATCGTAATTTACGGACAGGAGGCTACTCTGTTCGTAAGGGCGGTATAGTTGTTCACAGGTGCAAAGCAATATCTATTAGTAATCCTAAATTTGTAGTCAGCGAAAAAGGAAGGCAAAGGGTGTTAAAAGAGCGTCAGAAAAATGTTCACGCTGTAGTTCGAGGAGAATTTGAACAAGCGTTTGATAAAGATGTTGATACGAGCGGATTGCATGAAATTTATTATAATCCGTACACAACAGAATGTTTTATCGACAAAGAATCGGGTCAACCCATCCACGAAGCATCATGGGCGTTGATGACGGGTGGAAAAGCATATTACAAAAGGAGCGATGAACAATGACAAAATATCAAGTTGGAGATAAGGTTAAGGTTCGTAAAGATTTGAAGGAGGGAGAGATTTATTCTATGGAAAATGGATATGCGGATGCCGTTGTAGATGTTATGCTGAAACACGCAGGGGAAGTGGTTACTATCGCAGAGGTCGTGGAAGACGATGATTGTACTGCTTACTTGATCGAAGAAGACGGAAAAAGCTGGAACTGGACGGATGAGATGTTCAAAGGAAAAGTCGAAGAGGCAGAGTGTAAATAAAATAAATCTTCAATTGAAAGTTGCAAAGGAGTGCCAGTGAGCATGTGGATTGTTGTAGAAAAAATCAAATATTATCCGACCGTATATGAATGTCAAACGAGGGAGGAAGCCCTGAAAGTGTATGAAGAGCGGAAAGAATCGGCCAAAGATATCCCTTCCGATGAAATTCGTTTATATATTGCTAAAGTTGAGGATTTTTGTGGAGATTTCAATGAAAATGTCCTCCATAGCTATTGGTAAAACTCAATAAAACAGCGATTCAATTGAGAGTGTAAGCACTAGACCTGAGTAAAGGAGAGGTGTTAGATGTACAAGCGTCGGTTCAAGACAAGTTTCCTGAAGAACGAATTGGATTTGCCATATTCGGCAATTCACGACGAAATCACTGGCACATCTAGGTGGAGCATTCATCACAAAATTGTATTTGAACATGAAGGAAAGTATTATCAAGCTTTTTATTCTGAGGGTGCTACTGAATTGCAACACGAATACCCTTGGGAATTTGAAGATGAAGTAGAATGCATTGAAGTCGAGTTGAAACCTGTGACTGTAATGAAATGGGTGCCCAAAGAGCAACAGGAGGGATCAAATGAGATTTAGGGCTAAAGTGCACCTAGAATTGTATGAGGATCGTTCTCTCAGGAGTTTGGATTTGGTTGTTAAATTTAAAATGCCCAAAAAGATTTTTAAAGTAAGACTTGAAAAAACACTTGTCTTTGACGCCACTAAATACGAGAACTTTTGGATAGAATGTGAGTCGCAATTAAATATTGAAAATTTAAAAAAGGCGGCAAGACAAATGGTTGAGGATTATCTTCGTGCCCGCCATAAAGAAGCAAAGAGGACAAGAGTGAAAAATCTTATTAATGAAATTAACGAACAGGGAATCGAAATTGATGTCGAATATGAACCGTCTTACAGATTCAAGATCAAGACTGGCGATGAGGTGATAAAAAATGAAAGTGAAAATTGAATTATCTTCGAGCGAACTGCATGACCATGTTAGATCATATTTGAAGGAGCAACACGGAGAGGTTAGCACTGTTAATTGTGAGTTTGGCACATTCGATCTTGACGAGTTCAAAAAATTTTATGAAAAAAATTACGACAAATCAAGCAACATTCTTCGGAATATGTCCCCAAAACTGTTTTATTTTGCTATTGAATTAAATAGAATGAAACAATTAGAACAAAAGGAATTTGATCCCATTGTTTCGTCTTTCGTTGAAAACAAATTTAACGTAAAAGTTGTATCTATTAATTATTCAATGGTTCTGCACAATTATTATCAAATAGATTCAGCGCTAAAATATGGCGGTCGCATTGACGGAAGCCTAATAGCTGAATGTGAAGTTGAAGAGAAACCAAAAAAAGTTATGTTAAATTTTATTTAATGAAGGCTATGAGAATGGATAAGCGTAAATTGAAGATCGTTAAGATCACTGAAAGAGATGGAGAGACGCCAAAGAAATCACATCCGCACCAAGACTTTTCGTATGATGAACTGATCGGAAAAACTTTTGTTGAAGCATATGAAACAAAAGAAAATTCTTCCATGTTTTTATTCAACGTAAATGAGGATGGCGTAATTATTAGTGATTTGTATCTGCGCACATCATATGTTGTCGAAGTCAAGCAAGACGATAGATCGCTTGTTGTGACAACAAAAAATACTGTGTACTTCTTTGAGATTATTGAACCAAATAATTGAAAGGAGCATCCACTGTGAAGAACTGCACAAAACATTCAATTGAACGGTGGGTCGAACGTATTGTCGGCATTGTTGATGAAAGGGAACGTGCTGAATATATTCGCGCCAACAGCGAGCAAATTAAGGAGCACATGAACAAAACGTTAGATTATTCAAAATTCATTTACAAAGGGCAAATCGGTGACAATATCACAAGGCATTACTATATCAAAGATGACATTATTTTCGTTCTCAATACAACAGACGATGCAATTGTTACTGTCTATAAAATCGACTTTGGATTTCCGCGTGAACTCAATCTTCAGGTCGCCAAAGGTCTTACCAAAGAAATCGCTCGGCTTCTCGAAGAAAAAGAAAAAATCGATATGGAAATTCTTGAAGAAATGGACAAGTTGAAACACGAAGTTGAACTGCTCAACGAGCAAGAAGATATCCTTCGTAGACAGCTTAAGATTATTCAAGAAAAACGCAAGTTTGTCGAGGATTCTATGAAAAATGTAAATGAGGCATCGAGGCTTATTGAGTTGGAAATCAAAAAGTACACAAACAATTTGGTAAACTCTAAAGAATACAAAGATGATTTAAAAATGATTTAAATGCTAATGAAAGGAGCAAGTATATGACAATTGGTCAAATTGTTGATGTATTTAAAAAGCTTCAATCTACATCCAGCAGAACGGAAAAAGAAGCAATTCTTAAAGCGAACGCCAACAATAATGATTTTCGCAAAATTCTGGAGTTCGTTTACAATCCTTTCATCCTCACAGGCATCAAATCGAAGAAGTTGCAAAAATTTGAAAAATACTACGATGAACAATTAGCAAAACAATTTGGCGATGTATTTGATGTTATCGAATATGTCACAAAGAACAATTCTGGTCGCGATGAAGATGTAAAGGTCGTTGCAAGTTTTATTAACGATCATCTCGAAGAGGACGTTCAGGCTTTTCTCCGTGAGGTGTTTACAAAAGAACTGAAGTGCGGCATTACCGCTTCGACAATTAACAAAGTGTACGGAAAGGGAACCGTCCCTGAATTTAATGTAATGCTGGCGCACAGCTACAAAGATCACGGCCACAAGCTGAAAGGAAAGTTTTATACAACACTCAAATTGGATGGCATTCGATGCATAGCAATTAAGAATGGTAACTCAATTCAATTTTTCACTCGTCAAGGACAACCAATTGACGGTCTGGTTGAGATCGAAGAAGAACTAAAGAATATCAGTCTTGTCAACTATGTTTTAGATGGCGAATTGTTGCTTAAACCCAATGGCATGAATAGCGCTGACCTGTTCCGGGCTACGCAAAAGGTAGTTCGTAAAGATGGAATTAAGACAGGTCTGGACTTCCATGTGTTTGACGGCTTGAGTTATACTGATTTTATTTCTGGAAAGTCCGAGTTAACCTACGAGGAACGGCGAAAAGTCCTCGCCAACATGGTCTTTTGCACCGATTACAAGCATATTAAGCATTTACCTGTTCTGTATGAAGGTGAAAATAAAGAAGTAATTAGCGATCTTCTCGAAAGGATAACTGCCGAAGGGCATGAAGGTTTAATGATCAATACGGCGGATGGATTTTATGTCACAAAGCGTACTGATGCACTGTTGAAAGTCAAGGAGATGTACACCATCGATCTGAAGGTTGTTGGGTATGAAGAAGGCACCGGCAAATATAAAGGCACGCTCGGAGCGCTGATTGTTGATTACAAAGGCAATGAGGTCAATGTTGGCTCTGGTTATACAGACGAAGATCGATCTATGATCTGGTCTATGCGTGACGAAATCATTGGACGTGTAATCGAAGTTCAATATTTTATGGAAAGCAAAAATGAAAACGGGGGAATTTCTCTTAGATTCCCTGTATTTAAACAACTACGGGAAGCCGGGAAAGAAGTGAGCTACGACTGATGAGGCCGGAAATGCGTCCAATTAGATTGAAGATACTGGCAGAAATTGATGAGTTAACAGACAACCATTGTAAACCTTGTGCCACTCGTAAGTATTTTGATGACCGTAAGGATTTGACCGGACTACATCATGCATGTTTGGCTTGTCCAATTAGCGAAAAACTAAGAAAGTGCGGAGAAAAACTTTCAAAAGCAATATAAATGCAAAAGAAAGTATTGCAACTGAGTTAAAGATGTGATAATATAATTGATGCAAGAGAGGTTATTCAATAACTTTCTCGGAGCCAAAGAAAGTACTAAATAAATGGAGGTATGTGGAGTGGAACAACGTAAACGGAAGCGCTACTACAAGAATGGAGAAACGGTGTGGGTGAAATCAGAAAAGGCACTTGGGAAGATCAAAGAACTGAACATCAAACCGGAAGAGCAAGTTTACGAAGCTCTGGTTGAAATCATTGAAGGAGAACAAAAGGGCGCAACCCTGAAGCTGAATTTGTGGGAAATTGACAAGAACAAGCGTAAACCGAAGAAGGTGGCTGCCAAAGGCCAAAAAATCCCTACCATCCTGTTCGCAAAGGTTCGTCCTACAGCGATCATCCCGTCGAAAGAGGCAGAAGATGCGGGCTACGACATTTATGCAGACTTCGAAGAATCCTTTATTCGGATCGAGCCGCATGAAACGAAGCTTATTCCGACAGGCATCGCGGCCAGCGTACTTTCGGACTGGTGCTTGATTGTGAAAGAACGCGGTTCTACTGGCTCTAAGGGTATGGCCGTCCGAGCAGGGGTTGTTGATAGTTCGTACCGTGGCGAAATCTTTGTTGCCCTCACGAACGAAAACAATAAGCCGCTCTACATTACGAAGGATTATTCTGAAGTTATCGAAGGCGGCGAAGGGATTGTGTACCCGGCAAGCAAAGCGATTGCTCAACTGCTTCTTGTGGCAGTCCCGAAGGCTAAGACGAAGGAGATCACTTACGAACAACTGCAAGCGATCCCGTCGAAGCGTGGAACGGGCATGCTCGGCTCTTCTGGCAAGTAAGACAAATGCCAAATAAAGTAGTTCAGGTGGGATGTAATTGTCCCGCCTGAACATAATAATGATAATTTCACTTAATCAGACACAAGTGGATTAATGGTAGAAGGCAGATCACAGGAGGCTGTAAAGGCCGATGAAAATTAAAAGCATCGAAGGCTATGTGCTTTTCCCGGCAACTTTCATGTTTGGGATCAGCTTCACGGAGGAAAGTATCGAAATTTTTCTAGGCCTTGTAGCACTCAGCGTCAAATACGGCTGAGACGTGACATTAAAACATTAAATATGAGGTGATACGTATGGCTACAACGACGATCACACAACAAACCAAACGGCAATCGTACAAAGAAGTGAAGAAAACAATCGCTCCTCGTCAAGAGCTTGTGTTGAACAAGCTGAGACGGTTCAAAGAAGGATGTACGGCGAGCGAACTTGCAATGGACATGTTTGTGAAAGGGCAGATTCCTAGTCCAGATCGCAATTATGTTCATCCGCGACTCAATGAATTGGTCGCAATGGAATATGTTGAGATCGTAGGGAAAAGGACGTGCTTAATTACAGGCAAAACCGTTGCGATTTACAAAGTAAAGGAGATCGCAAATGGCTAGATTCACTGTTAAATCAAGAAGCCGAATTGTCGCTCGGTTTTCAATGAAAGAGATGAATACTCTTACTATTGCCCTTGCACGTCTGAGTATTCCCGACATGGAAGATGAGTGCAAGGAGCAAGGACTGGATTTTAGTCAAGTTGAATATGATCATCTAACCTTATTCAAGCAATTTACAGACGTAACAAATCTTTACCCTCAAAAACAATTAGAAACTCCAAAGGGTGAAGATTCTTTGGAGGACGAGAATAGATGAAGCTGTGTAATACTTGCGGTGGACTTGGCGAAGCACACGGCGACATTTGCCCTGATTGTGACGGCGAAGGTGTAAGCAACGCAGGAACATTTACGGTTGGTAGAGTTCGTCGCAGCAAAACAGTAGATATGGAGATTGAAGAGCGAAAAATCAAAATAGACAAGAAGAACGCAAAGCGAACGATTCAAGGGGATGTTTAATATGGTGTTTTACATCATGTTTTTTGTAGTCCTGATATTCGTTTGGTTATTTCTTGTCGGGGCAAAAGCTCACGACAAAGTGATCAAAAAGGTAGAAAAGTTTAAAAATGAAAATCTCAAGGAAATGACGGAGGAGAATCCTGAATGAGCAAGCGATCTATTGGCGCAATTTCTCTTGGTGTCATCATCGTTATCGTTGGCATTATTTTGCTAATGTCTATGGAGACAATTCAACAAGGCCATGTGGGTGTTATTTACAATCGTAATGGCGGTGTGGAGTCTAAAACGCTCGGACAAGGCACACATTTCATCAGCCCGCTGCAACGGGTAACACAGTATCCTGTTGCGCTCGAAACCGTTGAATATACTGATGTTCAATTGGCAACGAAGGATGGCAAGCCGCTTACAGTCGATATGACGTTCAACTACATGAATGATCCCGACAGGGTAGTTGAAATCTTCAACAAATTCAAAGGAGCTAAACCTAGTGTGATCGAACAAGGGTTCATCTTCTCGCGTATCAAAGAGGCCGCTCTTTCTGTTACGTCTAAATATACAATTCTCGAAATCTTCCAGAATCGTGAAGCAATCAGGGAAGAAATTGCAAAGAAGTTTACCGAGGATATGAAGGAACAAGGGTTTACTGTCACGGATTTTGTACTCGGTACTCCTACGCCTGACGAAAATACGGCGAAAGCTATTCAAGCGGTTGTCGATGCACAACAAGCTCTTGAAGCTCTGAAGATTGAAACCCAAAAAGCCAAAGAAATTGCAGAGAAGAAATACATTGAAGCAAAAGGTGAAGCGGATGCCGCCATTGAACGTGCGAGAGGTGAAGCAGAAGCAAACCGCATCCTTTCTCAGTCCATCACGCCGGAATTGCTGAAAAAGATGGAAATGGAAGCTCGCATTCAACACGGTTGGGTAGAAGTTCAAGGCGCAGGCGCAGTTGTTACCACGAAAGAATGAGCTATAAGCCCATCTGGATTATAACAGATGGGCTTATTTTTGAGATCAGCATAGAGGTGATGTGATACATGGGTCAATACGACCTTGTTTATCGCGATCTTGTTAAAGATATTCTTGAAAATGGCGTTTGGGACAAAGATCAAAATGTTCGCACCAGATGGGCAGATGGGACACCTGCATACACAAAAAGCGTCATTTCAAAACAGTTATTTTTCGATGGTACTGAGGTTCCAATTCTGACGACGAAAAAGGTTGCGTGGAAATCGGCCATTCACGAATTGTTGTGGTTCTACGTCAAGCGTACTAACGATGTTACTTACCTTAAAGAAAATAACGTGAAAATTTGGGACGAATGGACAAGGTTAGACGGAACGATTGGAAGAGCATATGGTTATCAGCTTGGCAAGCTGGTTCCGATTCACAGGAATGGCGAACGAGTTCTTACGAATCAAGTTGAGCAATTAATTTGGAGTTTAAAGAATGATCCTGCTTCACGTCGTCACATCATTTCACTTTGGAACATCGATGATTTGTGGGATATGCCGTTGTATCCTTGCGTTTGGCATAATCAATGGCTTGTTAAGCAAGGGAAACTTCATCTAATTGTGGGTGTTAGGTCGAACGACGTTGCTCTCGGCCAGCCATTTAATGTGTTTCAGTATTATGTTTTGCAACGGATGATTGCTCAAGTTACTGGTTATGAAATGGGAACCTTGACATTCAACATCAATGATGCTCATATTTACGAGCGGCACATTGATGCAATCAGTGAACAAATTAGCAGAAATCCGCATAAAGCACCGGAACTTTGGATTAATCCAGAAGTAAAGAATTTTGATGACTTTACAATTAACGATTTCAAACTTATCGATTATAAGCACCATGAACCAATTTCATTTGAGGTGGCTATATGATAGCGACAAAAATTTTTATTATAGTGGCTATGGATCATAATAACGCAATTGGCAAAGAAGGCAAACTTCTTTGCCAATTAAAAGATGACATGGGATTATTCGTGGCTGCGACAATGGGAAATGTTGTTATTATGGGTAGAAAAACATTTGAAAGTATCGGTAGGCCTTTGATGGGGCGAACCAACATCGTTCTTTCCAGAGATAGTTCCTATCGTCCAGAAGGGGTCGTAGTTTTACATTCTGTTGAACAGGCTTTGGAGTGGGTTAAAGCTGCAAAGACAGATGTTTTTATTATTGGTGGAGCCGAAATTTATAAACAATTTATGCCTCACGCAACAATGATGTTTGTCTCTCGAATTGACAATGTTTTCGATAATGCAGATGCATTTTTTCCTCAAGTCGATTGGAACGAATGGGAACTTCTTGGAAGCAGATTTTTTGAAAAAGGTAACCGTAATGAATATCCGTTCACCTTTCAAATGTATATGCGTTAATCGCTTTTCTTGACAAATGCCAACGAAAGTATTATTCTAATAACATAAAGCATTTCCTCGGAGGTCAAAATGAATAAAAGAAAGGAATACCATTTGTCAAAATTTTTCGCATTGATTCTCCGACATCAAGCTATCCAGTTTGGGCTTACGCCGGACGAACATCATTTCGTCTCCCTTAACCAATTTATTGATGTCGTGAAAGAAAAATATGAGGGTGTTATTACAACTGATGAAATTCTCTACGTACTTCAAACAAACAAGAAAAGTGGGCACAACAGATTTCAAATCGTCGACGGAAGAGTAAGAGCAACATTTAATCACACATTAAATAAGGAGAAAGGGGAGTTAAAATGAATTTCTTGATTTTTTGGGCTTCGTCAACAATCATTTGTTTCTTTTTAATTGCGCTCTTATTTAATATTGATCATTCGTTCAATGAAGGTAGATTTAGAAAGGAACTTTTGGTAGATGCTGAACTCTCATGGGCAACGATAGTTGTACCCATTCTCATTCCCATGTTCAATATTATCATCTTTTTGATAGGTGTTATAGGCTTCTTGTTTAATTGTCATGAAAGTAGATCGTTGAAAGATGGAGTGAAAAAAAACGAACAAATGATTAAGAAAATTTTTTTCATAGGAGGAAAAAAGTAATATGAGCATGGCTGCACATTACGAACAAGAGCAAGTTTACAGCTATATTCAAGTAAACAGCGGAAAGCACTTCTACGTTCTTAATCCACGTCCAGAGGACATTACAATTAACGATATTGCTCATTCATTGTCCAATCTTTGCCGTTTTACAGGCCACGGAAATCGCTTCTACTCCGTAGCTGAACACTCTATTCATTGTGCAAAAGTTGCAAAATTGCTTGGATTCTCCACTCTTCAACAATTGTATTGTCTGCTTCATGATGCCAGTGAAAGTGTAATGAATGATTTGGCCCGTCCTGTGAAGCAAAATATCCCGCAGTACAAGAAAATTGAAGATGCCGTTATGAATGTCATGTGGGAAGTTGCTGGCGTACCAAAGCCAACAAAAGAAGACTACGAGCTTGTAAAATTGGTTGACAACACGCTGTTGATTAATGAGATGAACCAATTAATGTCGGGTTCATATGACGAATTGGACATCGAACACAAAGATGTTTTCGTTGACCTTTCTGTTGGTTTTGGCGCAGGCGAAGCAAAACAACCGTTTCTTGAATTGTGGGCGTCTCTAACTAAAGAATATTACAATCAGCAGTTTAGAGAAATATGTGGGGAGTGATGATGACAATGGCGCATCGCACGTCAAAAAAAGAGGCTGTTGATCTTATTGCTTATTGTGCGCTCGCATGTATGACCAAGAAAGGGAGAGAGGCTCTTCAAAAGGTTTTTAGCAAAGAAGAATTTGAAACAATGTTGAGAACAGTTGATAAGATGTTTGACAATGACAACCAAAAGTTGGAACGGTTTATTATCGACAGAATCAAAAAGCTTAAGACGAAATTTAACAGCAACGACAAAAATGCTAATTAAAGTTCAGGGGGATATATATGAAGACATATACTACAGCACAACTCATTGAGACATTAAAGAATGGTCAAGCCGCAGAAATGATTGAACCTGTTCAAGATATTATCGTTAAAAGAACGAGCAACGGTTTGATTATTATGAAGGATGCTCTATCTGAAAAACGTATTGGTCAACCGCTGCCTTTAACTCCAATAGTTTTACAGGGAGTTTGGCGCAAATGTGCTGAAAAGGTTAGTTTTCAAGGAGCTATCGAAGCTCTTAAAGAAGGAGAAATTGTTTCCTGCAAACTTGGTCAGGAAATTTGCGCTTATGAAAGCTTAGATGAAATTGTCGCTCTACGCGAAGTCGTTGAAGGCGAATGGTATATAGGTGAATTGGAGTGAACTGTATTGGCAAAAGAAATTCACCTGTGGGGCGATGGTAGTTCTGTCAGTTCTGGTGACGAAAAGGGTTTTGGTGGCTATGGATTCATCCTGTTGTTTGGCGATTTTAACGGCGTAGATATTTCTACAGAATACGGTGACAAAACAAAGATGCTTGTTGGTTGGGATGGCTCCACTAATACGACCAACCAGCGCGAAGAAATTAAAGCAATTATCAATGGATTGAAGCGCATTAAGCCCAACTCTGCGCATTATCCAATTCAAGTGTTTTCTGATTCCGCTTATCTCGTCAACTGTATGAAGCAGCGCTGGTACGATAAATGGCGAACAAACGGATGGAAAAATTCAAAGAAAGAGCCTGTCGAAAATTCCGATCTGTGGGAGGAACTTCTTCAAGTAATCGAAGATGGATTCCTGAAGATCACATGGAATAAAGTGCGCGGACACTCGAAAATTTTTTATAACGAGGAATGCGATAAGCTTGCGAGACTCGGATTAGAGAAAGCGAGGGGAAAACAAAATGTCAAAAAATAAAAGAATAATTGAAGTTTATGATGAAAACAGTGGATGGAAGGAAAAGAGCTAGGTGGATATTAAGAAGGGTGATATCGTCCGAATTTTTGAACCCACTGGTAAACGTATTGAAGTCGATGGTCAATTTACGTTTGTAGCAACAAGCGATAGTTATTTTAACAGCGAACTTGGGGTATATCAATTTGATTTTGATTTCATCAAGCATTAAGGAGAGCAACATGAAAAAAATAACTTGCACAATTATTGACGCATACAACCATGCAGACAACATGGGGAGAGTAAAACTTTATACTGATAATAATGGCGTAAGACAAATGTTAAGAGAAAATTCATTTTATGTTTGGACAGAAGAATTTGCATCTGCCACTGACACGGCCGTTCTTGTTTTTGCAAAGGATTTAGCTGTAGACAGCAGGGGATTGCTTTATTGTGTAGATGGCGTAGATGTTCAAATCTTGGAGTAGGGGTGGATGCTATGCAAACGGATGGGCTTTTGCAGTTTGATGAAAACGGACGACTATACATCAATCATGATTGTGAGGCCTGCAAAAAATTTCCGCTGGAGAACTTAAATGAGGCGTGTTTAGAGTGCGGCTACTCACGCTCTGAACTCATCCAGCTTGAAGGGCTGGTCAATCGAGCAAATAAAGCTATCGATATGATGAGTAATGCTTTAACAGAAGAAGACGGGAAAGAGATCGATGTACGTGAAGTATTCCTGCACGTCAAGGAGATCAGACTTGGCGGAGATAAGCCTGACATGATCATCCTACAAGACTTGGATATGACCGATGGTATTCGCGACCTTTCTGATCTTGCAGAACACATGGTTCGGGTTATTATTTATCCGACTAATATGCGAATGATCGAAGGTGTTTACGCAGTATTCGACAGCGATGTTGACGTTGATGAAGATGATAACTAATTCAAATTAAAGCTGAAACATGGCGGTGAATAAAAATGAGATTTTCAAACGAAATTAGAGTCAGTGGAGAATTTATTAAAGGAACTATTAAAGAGGCATCTGGCGAACAAGAGGGAAAAAGGTTTAAACTTTCAGACTTCAATATTTCAGAATTAAGTTTAAGCCCATTTAGATCAGAGTCGGATACACTTCGAGAAATTGCTGACGAGCTTTTGCAATTGGCAGATAAACTTGACGAATTGAATGGTGCGAATGTCACCGACGGAGATCGTAAGGGAGACTAAAGTCTCCCTTTGACTAAAGCCAAAAAAAGTACTATAATAAGATTGAGGTTGCTAATTAATGAAAATATTAAAGAATTTTATTCGAAAACTTACGTGTAATCACAATTGGAAGCCATACTCCTGTTACTCCGTTTTAACGGAAAACGGAACTGCATATGTCGTTAATCTTTACTGCCCCATTTGTGATAGTTTTTCCAGTTGAATTAACATTTATTGATCCCAATGTCCAAAAGCATCACGAAGAATTAGGTGAGAGAAGATTTGATTTTTGCGAGTTAGAAAAAATTACAACTAAGAAATATTGAAAAAATCAAAATCCTGAAAGACAAAATTCTAAATAAAACGTTTCTTCTATTGGGAGTGATGATTGAAGATGTATAAAATGAAGCCGCTATTATTGAACAATAAGTGGTATGTCGAAGTTGAAACAAAAGAGTTTGGTAAAATTTTATTGCTCAACAAAAAATCAAACTTACCAATTCCCATAACCTTCGAATCTGAAGAGGAAGCATTTAATTATATAAAAAATAAAGGAAAGAAGTGATTGATGTGTCTCAAGCTGAAAAACAACTGGAGCAAATTCGCGATTACATTCTTAGTCGATACAATCCAGAACATTGCGCATACACCGAAGAAAATTCATCAGGAAATGAAACAGATGTGTTTAGCGATGGATACGACTGTGGTGTGTCAGAAACCCTGTATAAAATCGGGAAGATGATTGGGATGGATTTGCCTGAACCCCTCGAACCCGAGTGGTAATTTGTAAAATAATCTAAAAAGGTGACGAGAAAACATGAAAGGGTGCTTAATCTGTAACGCTAAAAATCATAGCTTCTATGTGTCATCCGAAAATGTTTACATTTGTCCAAAGCATCGCGAGCTATTAAAAAAGGATAATGAAAGCGAAGCAAACAAATACAAGAAGAATAGATTCATCATCGATGGCAAGGTTGCTTATATGTCAATTTACGATTACCAATATCGTGAAAAACCATATCGAGCTATCGTTGACCCCGATGACATTCCCATTTTGCAAGAAATCAGATGGTATGAAGACAAACATGGCTACATTGTAACTTCCGTTATCAGAAACGGAAAAAATTTAAGGGTTCGTATGGCAGATTTCATTATGTATGCACGTTATGGCATTACATCTCCCATCTATCATGTCAATTGCAACCCTTACGATTTAAGAAAGTGTAACATTCGAATCAAAAAAGATCAAAGATGGATGAAGTCATCTATCAGACATATTGATTAAGGAGAATTGCATTATGAAACATTTGCGTACAAGCCAAATTTCACAAGAAGAATATCAAGAGCTTATCAAGCAAAGCGAAATGGATTTAGTAAAAGAAAAATATGATCGTCCTCCATATATAGGCATTAAGCCGGAGAAGGCTATCGAATTGTCTGTGAAAGCTTCAAAAACTAATATCAAAATCTTAAGCAAGAAACTTTCTGATATTGACAGTTTTTTGAAGTGGTTCACCAACTCAGATAAATTTTCAACGACGATATATTTGGCGATCTTACGTGATATAAGCAGAATAAATAAAAAGCTTAGACAGCATCAAGAAAATCTCAAGGAAGCTTTGGAGGACGCCAAGATATTAGGGATTGAAATTGACGGATAAGTGCCAAATAAAGTATCATACTACAAAGAGGAGGTGAATCAGTTGCGCAGGAAGTCCTCTCACACCAATCTGACCGAGGAGCAGCTTGCATTGATTCGAGTTAAACCGGAGGATACAGCCACGAGGCTGGCAAATCTCCCGTACACGATTACTCCGAGGCCAGAAGAAAAGCCGCCACGAGGGAGCCTGTGGTGTCCGTATGAGGCTAAGTGGAGCAAATTCATCACCAACCATCCCAAGTTTCCCGAGTCTTCTTACCCAAGATGCGAAACATGTGGAATCTCTGTTGAAGATTATTACGTGAAATCAACAAATAAACTGTGGGGCGATATTACGGAAAAAAGGGAAAGAAAAAAGAAAGAAAGGAAGTAGATATTATTGTGTAAAGCTTCGCTCTCACATGCCGAGCCAAGACAATATGATGGATTCGTAAACCTCCATCTACACACGGCTTACTCTCTCCTTGATGGAATGAGTAAGCCTGAAGATGTTATTGCGAAAGTTGCATCACTGAAGCAAACCGCTGTAGCTGTGACAGAACACGGAAACGTCTTCTCCGCAGTTAAAGTTCACAAACTCGCGAAAGCGGCCAACATTAAACATATATACGGAGCGGAGTTCTACGTCACAGAAAACCGTTTCGTTCAAGATAAAACGAAAAAATACTACCATCTTACTGTACTGGCAAAGAACGAACAGGGAAGACTTAATATCAATAAGCTTGCATCGTTGGGCTACCTTGAAGGCTTTTATTTTAAACCACGTATTGACCACAATCTTCTCAAGGAGCACAGCGAAGGCTTAATTGTTCTTTCTGGTTGTATGGCCTCTGAAGTTCAGCAAGCGCTCGCCGGAGGTAAGATCGGCGATGGTGACATTGAGATCACAGAGGCAAATAAATTAAAAGCCAAAGAAATTATCGGATGGTATAGAGAGGTTTTTGGTAACGATTACTATCTTGAGGTTCAGGCCCACAGAGACTATCGTCAACAAAAGCTGAATCGAGCAATTGTTGATCTGGCCGTTGAGTTGGGCATCGAGTACGTTGCAACAACCGACTCTCATTTTGTTAACGAAGACGATCTCGAACTACACGGTATCTTTATCCAGATTGGAACAAATCGAGAGGCGGGAGAGACTTATCAGGATACTCATATCATGGGCGCTCACGAAGTCATACAGAAGTTGTGCGGTTCTTTAACTACCGAAGAAGCTGAATTGGCCGTAAGAAATTCGCTGTTGATTGCCGACAAGTGTAACGTTGAACTTCCGCTTTCCGAGCCGATTATTCCTCACGTCGACATTCCAAAAGGCTTCCCCGATCAAGTTTCCTATCTAAAGGAGCTTATCAATAAAGGATGGAAGCGCAGAGAGATCAATAAAAAACCTGATAAAGAAAAATACAAAGAACGGCTTATGTATGAGTTTAACGCAATTACGAAAATGGGGTTTGAAGGATACTTTTTGCTTGTCGAATCCTATGTCAACTCTGTAAAGCGCAGAGGCATTGCACGTGGTTCGTCTGGTGGTAGCCTCGTTGCATACCTGTTGGGCATTACCGATATCGATCCGATCCCTTACGGCCTGTACTTCGAACGATTCATTGATGTTGGCGCTCTCGATCTTCTGGAGAAAGGTCAGATCACTCGGAAAGAATTGAAAATCCCGGATAATATTGTTGCCTAAAGTGTGCGATGCATAATGGGCTAGTAAACATTGAAAGGAGATGTTTACATGCCTAGCAAAATAATATTAAGCGATGAAGAAAGACAGAAAATATTAAATTTATACAACATTGAGAAGAAAAGTGTTCGATCTATATCTAAACTTTTCAATTATTCTTACACTGTAATCTATAGAGTAATTAAGGAAAGTGGTGTTCCTATAAGGGGAAATGGTTTTACTGCAAGGAAATATGAGTACGACATTCATTTTTTCGATGTAATTGATACAGAAGAGAAGGCGTACTGGTTAGGATTCATGTATGCTGATGGATATGTGACCATAAGGGGAAATACAATGCAAATGTGTTTGACTCTTAGCACAAACGATAAAGGGCATCTCGAAAAATTCAAAAAGTCTTTAAAGAGTAATTTAACTATTCGCGACTATGTTAGCAACACAACGTTTGCATCAAATACTCGCTACTCTAGGCTCACGGTATCCAATAATCATATATGTGAACAACTTATAAAAAAAGGTTGTACTCGCAATAAAACAAATGTAGTAACATTCCCCACTAGCGATGTTGTACCAAATCATTTAGTCCATCATTTTATCAGAGGTTATTTTGATGGAGATGGTTGTCTTACAGGTAGCAGACATAAGAAGAGAGATGTTTTTGTGTATCAAATAAAAATCATGGGCACAAAAGAATTTCTTGAAGTATTGCATGAAAAGCTACCTGTAAATCGAACACTGTACTTAAGACAGAGATACGACGACATGAAATCAAATAACTGGTGTTTAGAGATCGGTGGCAAAAAACAGGTTGAATCTATTTTGAACTACATGTATAAAGATGCCACTATTTACCTAGATAGAAAGATGGATGCATTCAAAAAATTTCAACAACTAGCCTAATATGCATCGTTACGCACTAAGCAACAAATTGTCGTCCATAATGGAAACATTATGGATTATCAGGTGGTGAACTGCTGGAACGTCCTTAGAGCCTCGCATACCACAACGCAATCCGAAAGGATAATCGTGAAGGTTCGAAAAATGTGAGGATTGGACAATCAGCAACCAAGCCCCTAAGTGTTATGTATAGAAATAGCATATGGGGAAGGCTCAACGACTATCCCTGCGGAGGGAGTAGGGCAAAATTTGCTCGAAGTGCCACCCACCCTAACGTAAAGACGAGGGTGAAGATATAGTCTAGCCCCACTCTTAAATGAGTGTTAAAGTATGCCGAAAGGCAGGGTGTATGCGGTAGACACTGACATCTCTACACGTGACCGAGAAAAGGTAATCAACTTTATCGTCAAGAAGTACGGCCAAGACAAGTTCGCAGCAATCGGTCAGTTCGGTTACATTTGGGATAAATCAGCCGTCAAAGACGTTGGCCGTGTTCTCGGCATTCCGTTCTCCGTAACCAACCAGATCACTCAACAAATGGGTGACATGACCATCGAGTACATGCGCGAATCTGGAGCGCTGCGGGAATGGTTTGAGAAGTACCCCAAGCTATTTGAATATGCAGAAAAGATCGCAGGCCTTCCGAAATCTTTTGGCGTCCATCCTTGTGGCCGTGTTGTGTCGATCAACGAAACCACGCACTACACCGCAATTGCATCAAATGACGGTGTAATTGTGTATCAGGGCGACATGGATGACGTTGAGGATTTGGGTCTGGTTAAGATTGACGTATTGGGCCTGTCAAGCATCGACGTTATCTATGATACGTTGGAGATGATCGGCAAGGATTACGAATATATCAATCCGGCCAAGCTTGATTTTACTGACCAGAACATCCTTAACATGTTCAAGAGCGGAAATACCGAAGGGCTATTTCAATTTGAATCAGCAGGCATGAAAGAGACACTTCGACAGGTCAATCCAGACAGCATCATGGATTTGGCCGTATGTAACGCCTTGTTCCGCCCGGCGTCCATGAAGCATATTGAACATTATGCAAAACGCAAGAGAGGCGAAGAAAAGTACGAGTTCCTTCATCCCGACTTAAAAGAAGTCTTAGCATCAACATACGGCATCTTCGTCTTCCAAGAGCAGCTTATTACTCTCGGGAGAATTGCAGGACTTCGTAACCCTGACTCAATCAGAAAAGCGACTGCAAAAAAGAAAATGAAAGAAATGATTGCCGTCCGAGATGAACTGTTTGAAGGCCTCCGCAAAAGAGGATGGAACCAAGAACAGCTTAATACGTTGTGGGAGATCATGATTGACTTTGCTTCATATTCATTCAACCTCAGTCACGCTATGGCGTATGCAATTATTGCGTGGATCATGGCAAAGTTAAAATACTATCATCCAGTTGAGTTTATGACAGCTTTGCTCAACTCCAAGATTGGCAAGACGGAAGAACTGTCGCAATACATTGCCGAATGTAAACGAATGGGCATTAAAGTACATGTCCCGAACATCAATGAAAGCCAAGGGTATTTCGTCGCTAATAATGGTGAAATCACTTTTGGACTCCTTGCAATTCGAGGCATCGGCGAACCTACAGTCAAGCTGATTGAAGAGGTGAGAAAGTTTAACTTCGGCAAGCCTATCACTTCCATTAGAGAGTTCAATGAAGTGTATCAAACGATTCCTACTATCGAAACGATGCCAACAGACGCACTTATTAACCTCATTAAAGCTGGCGCTTTCGGGAAAAACAAGAACGAACTACTGATGGAAGTGGCAGAAGCAACATATAATCCGACAAAATTCACTGAAAAGAAAGGGGTTCCGTCGAAATCAGACTTCGAAAAGGCTGGCTATAAGATCACAGATGAACAATATAAAGATAAGGCGCTTCGCACCAAGCTGTTTAACGATTTCAAATATAAAGCCTATCTTGAGAAAGAAGCTGTCCGTAAGAAAAAACATATGGACGAGTTCGCCAACAAATACATTAAAGACGAAGAAAAATATGAATTTGAAACATTGGGCGCTTATCTAACTGTCAGCCCCTTTGATAAATACATTTCTGCCATTAAAGACTTCTATTCCTATGAAGATGGCACAGAAAAGATTCTGGTCGCTGGAACAATCATTAAGAAGGAAGTCAAAAAATCTTCGCGTGGGGGGCAATACGCCAAGTTCAAAATCCTTACTCCGCATGGTGTTGTTGAAGCAAAAGCGTACTCAACACAATACAGCGAATACAAACACCTAATTGAAAAGGGTTTATCTATCGTAATGCTCGCCAAGCGGAGCAAAGACGAAGCTATTGTGTCTAAAATGAAAACATTTGAAGAATGGGTAGAAACCATTGAGCAAAAGAAGCGAGCAAAAGAAAAGGCATAATAAATAACCATCCTGTATTTTGGCTCTTACACTCCTACAAATGATGCCAAATATAGGAGTGGTTCGAAATGAAGCTTAAATTACTTTTGCCTATGGCTGTGTCCATCAATAAGCTCTATATCAATGAGTACCAGTACGACCGTAAAACAAAGCAACGTGTTCCCACTGGCCGCAGAATCCTCTCTAAAGAGGGGAGAAAGATTAAGGCTATGATTCAAGGTCAGGCAAGAGTCCAAATGCTTGAACAGCCAGAATGGGATTATGAATACACAAAAGACAACTTTATTTATCAAGACGCCGTTTTCTATTTTGCTCGACGCGGCACAGATGACAACAACCAATACAAAATCCTTAATGATAGTCTCGAAGGAATAGTGTATGACAACGATTCTAGGGTTCTAGTTAGAACGCAGCGCATTGTTTACGATCCATCGAACCCAAGGATCGAATTGACTCTCACGCCCGTCGAGTTTGTCGGGATTTTCGAAAACAAAGACATTCTCAATAAGTTCGCATCAAGGTGCGAAGGATGTTCTAAATATCGTAATGGTTCTTGCTCCATTCTGAAGGACTCTATTGCCGGAACTGTTAGGGGAGAGATCGGGAGCATCCATAACCCCGTCTGTACAGCATTTAAACCTAAAAAATAATCATCTTGCGACTACCATGTGGTAGTCGCTTCTTATATTTGACATACTAAAGACCTATATTTTATTATAATAATAGTAACTATGATAACTATTGTTACCACTTTCCAAGCAAGGAAGTGCGAGGTGTATTATTGTGGCTCAAAACAAAAATTTTAAAAAATTTCCTATCAGATTAGATCGATCTTTTTCAGAGGAGGTCGATAAGTGCGTTTTCTATACTAAAAGCCCCTCAAAGCATCAATACATTCTCGACGCAATAAAAGAAAAAGTGGAGCGAGACAAAGCAAAACTTAAAGAACAACAAATTATTTTGAGGTGATATTTTTATGGATTACGCGATGAACAACTTGTTTGATTATTACAACCAAAAGTATCCTTTGCCTAAAAATGATGTTGAAGCGATAAATACAATTATTCGGGTCTATCAAACAGAGATAGGAGATTATAATGAAAAAATTGGCGAAGGTATCGGGGAAATCTATAGGGAGCTTCTAGGCAAAGGTCAGCCTGCATATTACTGGTTTCTTGAAGCAATCCATAGAACTTCGAAGAAAAAAGAAGAAAAACGATCTTTCGGGTATATTGTTGGCACCTTAAGAAACTGGTCCCTATATGGATTTGGAAACACTTTGACCGGAGAAGAAGAAGAAGTATATGATTTTTTCATGGAGGTCACTGGCACACAATTAACGAGTGAATCGAGAAAAGTTATAAGTCATTTGATGGGTACATATGGGGCACTAAAGCTAATGCGGTCAATAGCTGCATTGAGAGAAGTTGACGCATCCCTTATGTATGCCGAACTTCTAAGACGTGTTACGGCTGAGAAATATAACGAAAACCTGGGCTTGGGCAAGCCGAAAAGAATCAACTACATCACCCCACTAAACGGACTTCCTAATCCTAATAGGAACGTTAGAAAATACAATCGCTCTACAGGCGATGAATTAAAACAATTAATTCATCATGTAGAAGAATACTTGAAAACCAATGGAATTAGTACTCCTACAGATATCGTCAATTATTTAAACGCCAATGGTTTTAACAAATTTACGCAAAAAAATATTTCAAGCTATCTTGTAACAGTAATGAAAAAAACGAATAAAGTGGTGAAGGTCACAACAGGACAATATGCCTATGTAGAAGGTGACGAGTAGATGTTGCAATGTCTATATTGCGGCAACAAATATTTATATCATTATAAAGAATGGCTAATTTATGAGAAAAAAAATATCTGTTGATGGGAAAATATCAAAAAGATCATTTTCCAGAAGTATAGAAGAAGGTAACGCTGAACTTTCCGAGTGTATTGTGTGCTCAAATTGCGGAAAACATCATTTGTTTAGTCAATCAGATGAAGGATATATTACTTCCTTAACGAAATACGATCAACAATGATAAATGATAGGAGGTTAAACATGGAGCATGCCGAAATTTTCGAGATAAAAGTCGGCGAAAAGATGCCAGTATTTCAAAAGAGTCTCGAAAAAATGAAAGGACGAGACGGCGCGGTCTTTGAGGCAAGCGAGTTTAATCAAGGGTATAACTTCTTTATTCATCTTGCAAATATTTCGTTTATGGAAAAACACATATTTCAGACGGAAAGAGTTCATATGCGAGTTCTTCAGGGTAGCGATGGTTTAGTTCTTCCGATGATGCAATTCGGAAAAACCGGATTAATGTTTGAAATATTATTCGATCCAACTCTCTATGATGATAATCGAAGCTTACAATTTACAAACCGAAGCAACATACTCACCATGATTTTGATTGAAAGCACCAATGGTATCGTCAAAGCTATTCGACAATGCAATCTACCTTTGAAAATGATTCAAATTTGTAAAGAAGCTTGGGCAAAAGCAATACTTGACCCTGAATACAGAAAGAAGCATAACGAATGGGCCGAAAAGATTTCAAGATATCCTCTACAAACTCTTTGGAGTAGGGCCACCAAAGTAGGAGAATTGGGCGAATCATATAATCTTGAAGACATAAAGATTCCAAATCAATACAAGCCAAATAAAAACATCCTATGGGGGCGTAAAATATGAGTCGTAATCAACCTTGCTTTTGCGGAAGCGGTCTAAAAACAAAAAAGTGTCATCCTGACATCGAATCTAATAGCGCATTCGCCAATCTCATCCGCCTCTACAAAGACGTAGACACGGCAATTGCTGATAAAGCGGGATCGGTCAAGTGTCGCAAAGGATGCTACTTTTGTTGTCACGAACATTTTAATATCAGCCCAATAGAGTTTTATTACATTATGTACAATATCTATAAACGAGACGGTATGGATAAAGTTCTCGAATTGACTGAGAAAGGATACAAATTTTGGAATGACTTTAAAGCGAAGTATCCCGAGGATGCAGCTAATCTCGAAGCAAACGCGACAGGCAGAAACTTTCACGAAAAAGGCGCAGCCAGACTGTTCATGGGCATCGAGGATGACAGGAAGAGATTCAGCGAAACTCCCTGCATCTTTTTAGACGATGAGACAAAGTCATGTAGCATTTATGAGTTCAGGCCATTCATCTGCCGAGTCTTTGGTGTTGGCTATACAATCAAAATGGATATTCCTTTCGGCTTGTGTGAGTTGATTCAAGATGGCCTCGAATATCAAAAGGAAATGGTCGATCTGACCGATTATCGTGACCGTGAAGTTTCTCTTACCGTCGTACCTGTCAAGGATTTCGGCGTAGTGCTTGAGCGTGGATATCCATTCTTTTATTTCTTTAAAATTCAATATGGTAAGATCGATGTCACCTTGAAAAAGATTGATGAATACAAAAAGTTTTCGCATTCGGAAGTAATTTCCATGAAGATTCAACGAATGCTTAAGTGAAGTGCTATCAGAAGTTTATCCATATATTTTCACAAAAGCCGTCTTTTGTACAAATGTATATAAAAATAAAAAAGCGGTAGCAACCAAAAAATTGCTACCGCTTTTGATTATTTCTTTTCGTTGCCTTCGTCTTTCCCTGTCAGAAGATCGATAACAACACCAATCGTTGATTCTACAATCTCAGCGATTAACTTAGAATCAACTTTATTCTTGATCGACGCCGGAAGCTTATTGTAAATTCCTTGTACAATATACGGCTCATTCTTTCGAAGAGATTCGACTAGAGCGTCTACAATCGTCTCTTTTACTTTATTCGGTTTCTTAAAGAAGTAAATTGCAATAATCGCCAGAACCAACAGAACAACAAGATATTCCATCTTATAAGCACCTCCTCATAATGTCGGCCAATTGTTACAGAATAACTTCTGTCGTTCCAGTGAAGCTATCCTGTTTGGCTTTGAGTTCTGTAATTGCGTCCTGAATACGTGACACCACCGTATCTACAAATGCATTGGCTACCTTTTCCGCGTCGACTCCATATTGCGCCTGAGTAAACACTTTGGTCACGGGGAAATCTCCCGGAAGGTATTTGAACATGTCGCCGAGTGTAGCTACTGGAGCTTCCTCCCCCTCTAAGATCAATTGCCCGCCAATATTGATTGACACTTGACCAAAATCATTAAACAGTTCAGTTTCGGATTCTTGGATGTCATCAATAGTGAGAGTTACTTCATAATTGTTATTAGCCAACTTCTTGTCGATTACAAGCTTCATGATTCAACACCCCTTACTATTTCATTTGCGAAAGAAGCTTTTGCAACACCTGTACGTAATCCCTTAATTCTGACTTAGTGAATTTTTGCGTAACAACAAATGAGATAGTATCGTCAATAGTGTCCATCTGAACCTTTTCAATATCGTCTTCAACAATAACCTTCATTAATTTTCGCTGATCCGCATTGATTGGAAGCTCCACTTCGTTAATGACTTCGTTGTAATCAGAGTATTTAACGATGACTTGCATAAATCATTCACCTCCTTACAGGTTTCTGAGAAGCAAGTACAGCTTGGACACCAGCCCTTTATTCGTTTTCCAACATTCTCCTACAGACTCGTAAATCTCCACTCCTTCTCCGCTTTCGACAACGCCATCAATAGTGCAGGTAGCAATACCATACATAATTGGAGTAGGCCGCGATTCCTTCTTTTCTTTTTCGTCAGCAGATCGAGCATCATTTTGCTCGACCTGCTGGTTTACGCGCTTTCTCGCCATGTGAATCCTCCTTTCTTTTATTTCTGTGTTCTACTCATAATTGCAAGGTTAAGAACAGCAAGCTCTCCTGCTGACAGGCTCCCTTTGTTTACTTTCTCAATCCAATATTCTGGACTGCTAATAACAGGAGAACCATCGACGACAACCTTGCTGTATTTGTTTACAGCATTGATAATGACATCTTTTTGCCATTGCTCAAGCTTCATAGGAACATCATCCTCACTTTCATTAGCATTTGTACATTCGGCTAACTCATTTACAACATCTTGAATGAACTGTTCTTTGCTGATACCCATGACCTTCAGAGCATTTTTAAAGGGGTCTGTTTTTCTTTGTGGATCAAGTTCATTATGACCAATGATATGTTTCTTGGGGTCAAGATTAAATCTGTAACACAAATAAGCATGATACCAAACATAGCGTTTATATGCTTCTTTGTTGTTGATGTTACCTTTTTTATTTGAATAACAAAGTTCAACACCAATAGCGATATCGTTAGCGTCATCTCCAAACAATTCGTTATCTAAAGTTTTCTCATACAGAACATGCCATGCCTTTTCTGGTTTTCCCGTTGTGGCTGGAATACATTCGATAATTTTCTTGTCGTCAATAAACGTGTGAGCCGAAGCACTCATGTCATTTGCTGAATTAGTGTAGTAATTTACATTCCCTGATGCCGTGCTACCGTCATTGCCCGTGTCGTGAGATACGATAAACCCCACCCTTGGCATCAAAATTCCAGAACGTCTTTTCGTTCCTTTTGGCAGATACTTCGTTTCGATGTCATACTTCATCTTAAACGACATATGGCTCCCTCCCTTTAAGGTAATTTTCGATTTTCACCATTGTTACTTGAGCTATTTGTGTTGTCTATACTAAATGCGGAATATTTTCCTTTTCTGGGCGAGAAATGCTCAGAAATCTTAATGCCCATAAATGCACCCAACTCATATGCCAGCAACATCAATACATTGTCAGAAATATCTCCAACGCTA